TTGTATATGTCGAAAAAAAACATTACCTTTGCGAATGTTGAATATGACGAACCAACGGCATTGGCTTATACGGATTTTACAAAGCCAATGCCAATCCTTGAAGGAGAGGATGCTGAAAGGTTTATAAGAATAATGGAAGAAAATGAACGTAAGGCTGCTGAACGTGCCAAACAACCAATGGCAAAGAAGGAGGCTGAACGAAAACTTTCATTTAGTAAAATTCTATATGAATATGAAAAGGATAATTTAGCAAAATTGGAAAACGAAATAAAAAGTTTAGAGGAATATATAAATAATTTTAATGGGAAAGATTAAGAACGCTTTTAACGCACCTAGTTTCAGAATTAATGATGAACTACGTGGTAATTATGATGTCAGAATAGTTGGCGAAGGCATCGAAAGCAAAGTTGTTAAACTTGAAGAGGCTAAGAAGATTGCCTATGGCAAGGAATTAGACCTAATTGAGATTAACGCAAAGAATGACCCTCCTATTATGAGAGTCGCTTCGTATGAAAAAATGATTTATGAATTAAAGAAAAATGCGAAGAAAAACAAACAAACAGCAAAACCTTTGAAGGAAATCCAATTGTCTGTTAACATTTCAGAACATGACTTGCAAACAAAAGCGAATAACGCAAAAAAGTTTATAGAGAATGGAAACAAAGTTAAGGTTACTCTTACCATGAAAGGTAGAGAACTGTCAAGAAGAGACGAGAATAAAAAGTCAATTCTTGAATTTATTGTTATGCTTGAAGACGTAGCAATACCGGAATCACAATTGCGTGATGATGGAAACAAAACTATTGTTGTACTTAAAAAGAAAGGATAAATAATATGGCAGTAACACCAAACATTAAAACTACAAGTAATTATTTTGAGAGAACTGAAACACTTGTTAAGTATTACCGTGAAGTAAACGAATATTCTGTGGTTGATGCAGACCAAGAAAAAGAGTTGTTTACGCTCCTTAAGGCCGGTAAGGAGAACATGGAGAAAGCCAAGAATGAGGGTAATAAAGAGTTAGAGCGCAAGTATGCCAAAGAGGTTGAAAAGCTTAGGGAATTTTTGATTAATTCCAACCTTAGATTTGTTATTTCAATTGCTAAGGTGTATGCGAATAACAATAATTTGATGGATTTGATTGACGAAGGCAATATTGGTCTTGTAAGGGCTGTAGACACATTTAATGTTGACCTTGGAAACCGTTTCCAAACGCACGCTGTGTACCTTATTAGGCAAGCAATTAACCTTTACAGACAAGGCGAAGAGAAACTTGTTAAAAAGAATAACGAATCTAAGACGTTCCACATTATCTCCAAGATGAACAACAAGTTCATTCAGGAGTTTGAGCGTGAACCTACAAGTGAGGAACTTAAAGACTACATTAACGAGTATTACCCAAACGCAGGAATTAAAGATTCCGCTGATGTACTTACTGTAAGGGTTTCGTCAATTGATGAACCTGTTGATACTGAAGATGGGGATGCAAATGCTGCCAGCATAAACGTATTTAATACATATAGTGCATCATACAATGGTTATGAGAGCGAAAGCGAACTTGACCATGTAAAGATGCTTGTTGGCAACTTAATGAAAGACCTTTCAGATAGGGATAAGACAATTGTTAAGATGTACTTTGGAATTGGGCAAGTGCATAACGCTTCAGTACCAGTTGCTGAAATTGCAGATAAACTTGGTATTACACAAACGAGAGTTAGGCAGATTGTGGAAGATTCCAAGAACAAGATGAAGGAAGCATACGGAAGTAATGTTTTGATGTTTTAAGAAAAATAAAAAAGGGGCCACAAGCCCCTTTATATTTTTTAAAGATTCTTAGCCAATGCTCTACGTATTTTAAATGCTTCTTTCTTTTTGATTTTATATGTAGAACCATTATCATTTTTCAGACCTTTAACTTTTTTTCTTAACTGAGATTGAGCGCCTTCTTCCGTGTGGTCAGGATAAACGTCATGAGCCACAGCAGCTAAGTTAACGTAATCGCTATCTAAGATTGTAGCAAGGTCTTCAGCATCCTGGGCATTCAAGTTAGGGTTGGTTTCCCTATCTTGCTTGAAATTGAATTCTCCACGTCTACCGTTTTTTAATTTTTTAGCTTTTTTGCCTACGTCTCTTGGCTTATCATTATCTTCAAATAATATTTCTTCAAAAAGGTATCTATTAACCTCTTCACTAATTAGTCTATCAAGATTCATAATATAATAATATTTTATATATAAATATCATAATAAATTAATTAATATTTTTTAACGAAAAAAATTTTTTTATTTGAATTTTTTTTTGTACCTTTGCACATATAACGAAAAAAAAGAAAACAACATGGAAAAGACAAAAGCATTTATCCCAGATTTCTCTAATTTTGCTTTGACAGAGAATGGAGCAGTAAGTTATAAATCTACTGGCAAGGCTATTACCGACCAATTTGGTAAAGCCGGTACTTATCGTGGCCGTGCATTGGAGGATGTCTTCAAAGAGCAGGAGGCACTGTGGCTTGAAGACCATACACAGGCAATACGTTTCCCTTTCTACCTTCGTATGATTACACGTAAGGTAAAGGTTAACGAGAGCAGTGTGACCGAAAAGGTGCAGAAGGGGCAGGGCGCACGTGATGAGTCTTTCAAGAGGCTTCTTTGGTTTGCTGTGCATCAGCCAGACCTTTTCTACAAAAACATTTGGGCATTGCCACTTGTAGGCTCTTGGAAAGATATCTGGACAATCATGTTTTACGACATGGTGCTTGGAACTAATGCTATAGAGCATAGTATTATGTTTGACTTGATTAATGAGGGACTGAAGTGCAAATCTCATATGGAACTCATTAAAAAGTTCATGCCACGCATTAAGACCAATTCAAAGTGTACGACAGACTGGACACGTATTACCAATAGCCTTGCACGTGAGTTTGCTAATTATAACAAGCTTGCTTATAAGGACTATAATAAGCTGAAGACAAGTGGAACCGCGCACGATTTCCAGAAACTTATCTGTAGCGGCCGCTATAAGGACATTAATTGGAATCTTATTCCTGGTCGTGCCCTTAACAAACTTACCACTAAGGATTTCTTGGCAAAGCATGACCTTGAAAAAGGCTATATTGATTGGCTTGAAAAGCAGCCAACCGTAAAGTATACAGGTTATGTATATGAACTCGGCAAAGAAGTTCTTGACTCTTATAAGCTTCCTTTGCATAGGAAGATTACGATTGATAAGCAGTTCGATGAACTTGTAAAGAAGGCTGTAGAGGACGGTAAAGTTCTTGGCAATGTGTGGTGTGCGCTTGACACAAGTGGTTCTATGTCTTGGCATAGTTTCGGTGGTGTAACCCCATATGACATTTGCATTTCTCTTGGAGTATTCTTCTCTGAGTTAAACACTGGGGCATTCCATAATAATGTCATTATGTTTGACAATGTTTCACGTGTACTTAAGCTTGAAGGTTCTTTCACTGATAAGATTAATCAGATTAAGAACACAAAAACTGCTTGGGGTGGAACTAATTTCCAAAGCGTAATTGAGGAAATGGTAAGAGTCAGAAAGGAGAATCCTAACATTCCCCTTGAAGACTACCCACAGACGTTGTTGGTTGTCAGCGATATGCAGTTTAATGCTACTGGCACTATTGAAACTAACTATCAGCGTATGAAGAACACCCTTTATGAGTGTTTCCCAGAGGAGTTTGTGGACAGTATGAAGTTCATATGGTGGCAGGTTACTGATAGAGCAAAAGATGTTCCGGCTACGTTGGATGACAACGGATGCTATTTCTTTAGCGGCTTTGACGGAAGCATTGTAACATTGCTTCTTGGGGGAGAACTTGCAGAGGTTGAGAAAGAGACTAAAAAGCAGCCTACAATGGAAGAAATGATTGGGGTTGCTCTTGGTCAAGAAATACTTTCTTATGTAACTGCATAGTGGCTTGATGGGTAGCGCGAAAGTGCTACCCATTTTTTAAGGTAATTTAACTAAAAATATTTATTTATTCAATTGTTTTTTTGTATCTTTGCATCATAATATGAATTAATAATATAGTGTATGTTTTTTTATAAGAAGAAAAAGCACAAAAAACATAAAAGCTCCGGTAAGTGTTATAACACAAGTGGTTGCATTAAATCAAAAAAACGTTTTGGCTTAACCGGAGATGAAATGGAGAGTTTAATCAGCCAAATGGTTGGTAAATCTAGAATACCTATAACGCAAGTAGTATAATTAAATTTAAATAAAATGACATTATTAGAAGAACTTAATTTTAGGGGCTTGATTGCAAGCACATCTGGTAATCTTGAAGAATTGCTTAGTAAACCAACAGCATTTTATGTAGGTACTGACCCGACAGCTGATAGTCTTCATTTGGGGCATTTGCTTGCCTTCACAACGGCTAAATTGCTTCAGTCTTATGGCCATAAGCCTATTGTTCTTTTGGGAGGCGCTACGGCGTTTATTGGCGACCCTTCGTTTAAGTCAGAGGAAAGAAAACTTCTTAGCGCTGAAACCGTTGCGCATAATATTGAGGGAATTCGTGCACAGGTATCAAAGCTCATCGATTTTTCTTCAAAAGAGCCTAATGGCGCTGTGATGGTAAATAACTATGATTGGATGAAGGATATGTCATTCATTGACTTTGCACGTGAGGTTGGAAAGTGCATTACGGTCAATTATATGATGGCAAAGGAATCAGTAAAGAAGCGTCTGGAGCGTGAAGGTAGCGGAATGTCGTTCACTGAGTTTACTTATCAGTTGATTCAAGGTAATGATTTCGTTGAGTTGTATAAGAAGTACAATTGCAAGCTTCAAATCGGCGGAAGTGACCAATACGGAAATGGTATGACCGGTGTTGAACTTATCCATAAAATGCTTAAGAAGGATGATGCTTGCGTACTTACTTGGCCTCTTGTTACAAAGGCAGACGGAACTAAGTTCGGCAAGACTGAGAAGGGAAATATTTGGCTTGACCCTGAGAAGACAAGCCCATATGAGTTCTATCAGTTCTGGCTTAACCAATCAGATGCTGATTCTGAAAGATTCATTAAGTTGTTCACCATGATTGACGTTAATGAAATTATGTCACTCATTGAAGAGCATAAGAAAGCGCCAGAGAAACGTTTGCTTCAAAACACGTTGGCTAAATATATGACTTGTCTTGTACATTCAGAGGAAGCCTACAATAAGGCCGTGGAAGCCTCAGAAATCCTTTTTGGTAAGGGTACAATGGCTGACATTCAGAAGTTAGATGAGAAGACTTTCCTGGCTGCAATGAATGGCGTTCCTACAGTTGAGGTTAATAAAGAGCAATTTGAAAGCGGCGTAACTGTTATTGACCTTGCGGTAATGCACGATAAAGTCCCTTCAAAGTCTGAGGCACGAAAACTTATTAAGAGTAACGGATTCTCTATTAATAAGATTAAGGCTGATACTGAAAAGGAAGTTGTAACATCACCTTATCTAATTAACGGCAAATATCTTTTGCTGCAAAAGGGTAAAAAGGATTATACATTGGTCAAAGTAGTTTGAATGCGACTTTTTAAAAAAACAAATTATCATGATAGAAATAGTTTGGGCCATTGTTGTTTTAATATGTGTTGTGACGCTTTTTGTTTTGATTGCAATTCAGCCGGTTTCACAAAATGTTAGCACTTGGTGTGAAATGAGGAAAAAGATTTCTAATGATAAAAAAGAAATAGAACTTAGACGTTTGGATGTTATTGAAAAATGCCCTGAGCTTAGGCAGCTTGTTTTTCACCCAAAAATTCTTGAAAAATAGTTAAAAAAATATTTTTTTAACAATGTTTAACGTGGAATATTTGTTTATTCCACGTTTTTTTTGTACCTTTGTATAAAACATAAAAAGATATGGAAAAGTTGCTTGTTGACACGTGGTATTTAATTCTATTTCTTGTTGAAATAGGCGCAATACTTTTAATCATTGATTGCATTATGAGTATTATCGGCGGAATGCTTGGATTCTCTTGGAAGAGGGTCTTAATGTGGGCTGCTACAATATTCGGCATATTGTGGATTAGGGATTACCTTAAGAAACGCAAGGAGAAGGCTAAGAAAGAAATTGTGCAGGATTTAACGGAAGAAGATTTTGAAGTAGTAAACGAAGGAGAATAGTATTATGGCAAAGAAATTTAGTGAATTAAAAGGCACCAGTTTGATTGTAATACGTGGTGGTAAACAAGAAACTGTGTATTACGCATATGAAGATGAAAAATGCAAATTTGAATCTTACGGCGACACAATTTATATGCTAGACAAAGCAAACAATTACGAAATTGTTGAACTTGTTACAATGAGAGTCAGCAGAGATTATCGAAACATTGTGAGAATTAATGCTGTTAAGGCAGAAAATATTGATAAAGTAAAAGATTATATTCCGTATTATTACGATACAAAAAGTTATGGGTCTTATCTAATAAAGTTTAGTGCTAGGGGAAATAGAAGCCACTATGGATTATTTTTTACTGACATTAAAGAGGCTGAAAAATATCAAAAGCAAATAAGAGAAGGGGTTGCTTTTATATATCTTAAAAAAGGAGACCCTGTATATTTGGTACTTGGCGGAAACGAATTGATGACGTGCGAAGTAAATGACATAAGAGAAGGAAAAGAAAGTGGCGGGCATGACCAGTTCTTGTTGGGCTTAAAAGGTCTTGGAGCTGCTATGTTCGACCAAATGAGATACGAGGAACGTGCAACAGGGCTTCTTGAAACATATTTTTATACGTATAAGTTAGAGCTTCCTTATGAGCAACGTGATGGTATTAAGCTTTTCGTTAGAAAAGAGGATGCTGAAAAGTCAATAAAAGAGACTGAACAAAGAAAAAAGAAGTCTGCAACTAGTAAGTATATACAAAAGTTAGAAAACCACGATGGAAAACCAATTTCTCATACCGATAAACAAGGCAAACAGTTACATTATGGAGATAGAGTAGCATATGCTGTATCCGGTGGCAGCTCATACCCTTATATTTCATTTGGAATAGTAAACGGAGAAAGTAAAGAAAGGGTTTCCATCGTTGATGAAATACCAATAACTATGAGAAACGGCGAAACTGTGGAGCATAAGCATTCAGTTTCTCCACGTTGCATATTGCTGATAAAAGAGGCTGAATTTAACGAAAAAAGTGGTTATTCATTTGTAAAAAGTAAATAAATTATGATTAAAGAATTTAAAACACGTACTGGAGCTATTTTTTGTGATACTGATAAAACATTAGAGTATCTATATGTAGGTGATTACGGAAAAGAAAATAACATAAAGGCTGACTTCCTAGGTCTTACCAAAGAAATTAATCAAGTAAAACACCACACAGTTGATTTGGGATATAAACTTGTTGTTACAATTTCAACCCAGAAAGGATGCCCTATGAATTGTATGTTTTGTGATTGTCCAAAGGTTAAATTTGCGGGCAACATTAGTCGTGTAGAGCTTGCAGAACAGGTAACAAGAGCAATTGAGCATTCAAAGTGTGATTATACAGCACGTTTTAATCTGCACTTTGCACGTATGGGCGAACCAAGTTTTAACGCTAGAAATGTTCTTGATTTTATCAAGTATGACGTAAGAGACTTGGTTAACAATATGATGAAAGCAGATGTAATTCACCCAGTATTTACAACGATGTGTCCTAAAGGCGTCGGTAAAGACAAATTAAAAGATATTCTTCTTGAATTTTGTGAAATTAAAAATAAAGACTATAAAGGCGAAGCTGGATTACAACTTTCAATAAACTCTACAGATGAGAAACAGCGTAATGAGTTGTTTAGAGGTTGTTCATTATCTTTAGAGGATATTTCCGCTATAGCAAAGGAATTGCCAACACCAGTTGGCCGTAAGTATACATTAAATTTTCCTGTAACAGATAAAACCATTCTTGACCCAAAAGTTCTTAGCGAACTATTTGATAAGGATAAATTCATTGTTAAGATTACTCCCATACATGAAACTCATGAGGCTAACGCTAACGGCATTAATACACCTGATGGATATTACAAATATGATGTATATAAGCAGTTTGAACAGCCGTTAATTAAAGCCGGGTGGGATGTGATTGTTTTTATTCCATCTAAGGAAGAGGATGAGGATAGAATTACTTGTGGAAACGCATTGTTGAGTCTGGAAAAATGAGAGTAGCATTAATAAACGGGTCTCCAAGAATTAACGGATGCACCAAAGCATGCATTAACTATTTATCTGATTTATTTAAATCTGATGGAATAGAAACGATTGTTATTGATGTTCCTGGTGAAATAAAGCATTGTATTAACTGTAGAGAATGCAAAACGAAAAATTGTGCTTGTACATTAGACCAATTTATCAAGGATTCTGAAGAAATAATTAAAAATTCTGATGGTATTATTATTGGAAGCCCTGTTTATTATTATTCAATAACATCACAGTTACAAGCGTTTTTAACAAGATTATGTTACTCTAGACCGCATTTATTAGGGCATAAATTGTGTTCTTTTTTTAGCGTTAGCAGAAGAACAGGTAACACCAATTGTTTTGACCAAGTTATGAAGATATTCCAAATGCATAACGCAATTATGGTTGGCGGAACATATGTAAACGAAATATACGGTGACAATCCAGAAGAAATTGTTTTTGATAAAGAAGGCATGCTTTCGTTAGACGCTATTGAAAAGAATTTTTTAACTCTTATGCCTTTGCTTGAAAATGCTAAATTTACTGATATAGAAAAAATACACACAAATTTCATATCTAGGGAATTTTTGGCTTTTATTAATAAAGAAAAAGAAAATAAATTATGATTATAGGAAGAATTGAACCTCTTGACTACAAGAGTGTATTTGAAACCATTGTAAACGTAACTAGTGATTATGTTAAGAATTGCGGAATTAAAACAATGGTTCTTGGATTAAGTGGCGGACTTGATTCAACTGTATGCGCAGCCATTTGCAAAAAGGTTAGTGAAAAAAACGGCGTTAAGCTTATAGGGGTAAGTCTGCCATGCTCAACCAATAAAGAAGATGAAAAAACATCTGCAAGTTTAGCTGGTAAGGAGTTTTGTGATGAATATATAGAGAGCAATATTCAAGACGTATTTGTTGTAGCTGAAAGGGCTTGCGAGGGCATTGCCAAGTTGCCAAGCACTGGTATTTCTCAAGGTAATATAAAAGCAAGGCTTAGAATGATTGTCTTATATGATATTGCTAGTAAGATGCGTGGTATAGTTATTGATACGGACAATTTAACAGAGCATTTCTTAGGCTTCTTTACCGTTAATGGTGATGTGGCTGATTTTAATCCAATAGGTAATCTTTGGAAAACTGAGGTGTATGGACTGGCTGAATATATGTTCAATGAGGTATATAAAGATTCTGCCGCATTAAAGGCTGCAATTGAAATAGTTCCTACTGATGGCAACGGGGTATCAGGTTCTGACTTAGACCAAATTATGCCAGGCTATACTTATGCTGATGTCGATAAGATTCTTATGCGTTGGGTAACACTTGACGATAGAATTAAGCAATCATATCTGAAAGACGGGTTTAGCCAAAAAGGTACGATTTTTGCTAAATTGGTAGAAGAGTATGGAGAAGATAATGTAAGACGTGTTATAATGCGCTGCGTTGGCTCAGAATTTAAGAGATTACCACACCCTATTCCAATTGATGTATTTAGGGCTGATATTGTTAGAAAATACATAATTGAGTGAAATGAAAAATAAAATACCAAAAGACCTAGGCAGATGGCTAAAGGACAATAAAAAATATGTTGAATTTATAAGGCTTATAAAATTGTGTGGATATAAGTGCGAAGATTTATTGTATGAAGATACTAAAGGCGACTATGGCATAAAAAGATGGCTTTGTTGGCCTATTGAATCAAAGAGCGTTAGTTATAGAGGAAGCACAATTCGCTATGTAGATTTCCTTAATAAATTTAAACTAAATTGGAAATAAATTAAAAAATATTTTCTTTTTTAACTTTTTTTATGTATATTTGTACTATGACAAGGGAAGAAATTATAGAATTGGTTAAATCATCTAAACAAGTAAATTCTTTTATGCCGTTGGCTGACTTATTACTTCTTAGAAATGTTGCTGACGTTAAGCTAGAAATGGATAGGGATGAAAATGAATATTACTATAAGGTTAAAATAGATGATATTGTTGATAAGGATTTAAAAAAAGAGGTGATTTCAAACAACGGTTGGGAATTATCTAGTGATGAGAATTTTATTATTTTATATGTTTAATTTAAAAAATATTTTATCATGGTAAATGTTAATGTAGTTGGCCGGCTAGGAGCGGACGCCGAATTGATTAAAGGCGAAAATGGCACATTCTTATCCTTTAGGATGGCAGTAGATGATGGTAAAAACAAGAATGGTGATAGACTCACCAGTTGGTTTAGAGTTACGTTTAATGGAGACAGAGCCAGCAAACTTGTTGAGTATTTGACAAAAGGTAAGTTGGTTAATGTTATTGGCGCAGAAAGGGTTGGCATTTATAATGCCAAGGATGGAACTCCACAGGTGTCTAGAGATATTTCTGCAAATAATATTGAGTTTATCTCTGTCGGAAGCGGAAGTACGTCATCTGATGCTGCAACAAGTGAGGTGACAACTGGCAAGTTGGTTGAAAAGCCAAAGGAGAAGGTTGTAACCACAAAAAGCGAACCTGAAGATGATTTGCCATTCTAATTCATTAAGCAGCCAATATTGGCTGCTTTTTTTATGGATGCTTAACATTATTTAACTATTAAAATTTGCGTATATATTTTTTTTTATGTATATTTGTACAAATTGATAGCGATAAGAAAATATGGTAAAGAAAAAGACAGAAGATAAACCAATTGTAACGGTTTCAACTACAACTAATGTTGCTGAAAAGCCTAAGAAGGCTAGAAAGAAGGCTTCATCTAACCTTCGTCCAAGTGACGCAGTGCTAAGTGAAATAACCGAAAGGAAAAGTACGGTGTCTGATACTTCGGCTGCTGTTTCTACTATTCTGAAAGGTAAAAATACGAATAAAACAACGTCATTAAGGAGAATTAATGATAATGGCGATGTTAATATGACTGATATAACCGCTGAGGAACTTGCTGAATATCAGGCAATAGGTAAAAAGCTTGACGTGCATGATAAGATGTCAATCTCCAACTATGGCGCAGAATTAAGTGCCCAGTTGAATCGTAGCACAAAAGACCTGTTGGCACGTGGAACTCAGACCAAATTGGGAGATGAAACGCAGTCGATTATGAAGCAGATTAGTTCTAAGCTTGTTACTATTGACTTGGATGAAATCAAAAGACCAAATTGGTTTGTTCGTACAGTAAGGGAAATACCTCTTTTAAACAAATTGTTTTTCTCTGTAAAAGCCTTTATAGCTAAATATGAAGGTATTGAGAAAGATGTTGAATTGATGCAGGAAAAATTGCATGCAGCGCAGGCTGTTGCCCTTCGTGATAATACAGAATTGGAGAAGCGTTTTCAGGACACTATTGCGTATATAGATGTGCTTGAAAAACTTATTGTGGCTGCAAAGATAAAGGAAGAAGAGTATGGGCAAGCCTTGGAGATAATGGAAGCAAATCCAGACAAATATTCTGCAATTGATATTCACGATACTAGAAATTTCAAGCACGAACTTGAAAAACGTATAGAGAATATGATTACTTGGCATTTGTCATTTAATCAGTCTTTGTTTAGAATTCGTGATATACAGGATGCTAACATTGCTCATAGTAATTCAATTTCTCAGGATATTGATAATATGATGCCAATGCTTCGTGACCAATTGCAGCAAGCAATTTATCTATACAACCTTGAACAAGGTCTCAAAGCTCATGAGGTTATGATAGATGGATTCAATGAAATTCTTACGCATAACGCAGATGCTACGCACGATTTGAAGGTTCGTGTTACAAAGATGACGGAGAATCCTACAATTAAGCTTGAAACTCTTAAGCATAATCAAGAAAAGATTAATCAGACATATTATGATTGCCTTAAGGTTCAAGAGGAAGCCGCCAAGAAACGTATTGAAAATGAGCGTGAAATGGCTAAGATGAGAGCAGACCTTGAAAGTATGATGTCTGGTGTGCCGCAAGATGGCATTGAGGCCAAAAGCGCTGCTGCTATTGAGGCAGAATATACAGTCGATGAGGGGCCGCGTTAAAAAAATAATTTTGTAAAGTAAAAAAATAATGGGACGTATACCTATTGCTAAAATACCACGCCCTACATTTGGAGAAGATAAATGGGTGACATTATCAAATGATAACTTGTCACTCATGCAACTTCTTGACGTGGATATTGATTTTTTAACCTCAAGTAAAAAAAAGGACTCAAACTTTGATAACATTTTAAGAGTAGGAGGAATATATGCCATAGGAAGAGATAAGGTAGAAGGGGTAGAGTTCGATAATATTTACTTTAAAGTTTATTCTATTGTCAATGAATATAAAGGAGTAAACCTTGATTCAGTAATTGTGAAGGAAGTATCAATAGATGAAAATGGTAATGTTATAGAAAATACAAATCCCACAAAAAGAAGAAAGTTTTCAATACCGCCATCAATGTGTAAAATGCTTGGTATTGAATATTCTCCTGGGTTTGAGTTATGGCCCATTAAAAGCGGATTCGTCAAAGTTAATACTGATGACTTTGTTGAAAAAGAAGAAAAGGATATAGTATATAGTAATCTATCTACTTATCCAGTATCAGAAATAGACGGTACTATAAGGAAAATAATTCTTGAATTACATGGTTTTTCGCCATTCAATAATTCTCACATAATAACTCCTACTGGTGCTATGATACCTACGTCTGATTTTATTTATTCGCTTACAATATTTGCAAGGCAGAATATTTCAACTGATAACGGATGCGCAGGATTTAGAATTGGAGAATGTTTGCCATTTAAAATTGTTGGAAGGGAAACTGATAAAAAGATATTCTCAATTTGCGACAATAATCACAATATATACATTGAGCTTGATTTAACCAAGAAATCAATGAATGCTAACACATCTGATGGCATGATAGGTATTGCGCACACGGCGCTTGAAGGCAAAGATATTGATGATGTTATCGGTGTTAAGTGGAATGAAAAGAATGATGAGAACGCTCCAAAAAAAGAAATGACGGCTGCAATAGACGTTGATACTGATAAAATATTCGAAGCACTTGATAAACATTTTTCTAACATGGATAATTTATTTTCACGTTCAATATGGAATGGAATACGCATAATGGGTGGCTAAAATGAAAAAACAAATAGTAAACGAGCCAAAAGAAATTGATGGCTATAGAGTCGTACAAGACGGAAAAGAGATATACGAAGCCCTTTCTAAAGGAGAAACCGTAATGCATTGGGAGTCGGGTGATTCAATGTACCCAATTCTCATGCATATGGAATATTGCAAAATTCATCCGGCAAAGAAACAAGAAATAAATAAAGGTGATGCTGTATTCTGTAAGTTTCTTTATAGAAACGAAGAAAGGAAAATCAGTGACTTTTATATGGTTCATCGCTGCACTGATATTGTAGTTCGTGGGGATGAATACTATTTTAAGATAGAAGGTACTGATAATACTTTATTTGGGTGGACTAAAGATGTATATGGAGTAGCAGAAAGCACAAACATATTCCAAGATGAAAATTCATTGTGGAAATAAAAAATGCTTTTATTGTTCACTTTTTAAAATTATTATATATTTATTATAAAAAAGAAAAAATATGAACTCAATAATTTACATAGCAGAACCTAGATACGGACGTTACGAGGGGATTTATCTCTTCGGTGGTGAACCTGTGGTATTATGCTAAGTAGATTATCTGAATTATAATAGTGGTTTTTTTATTAAACATACGCAGAATTTTTTGTAAGTGGATAATCTATGTGATATAGGTTATCCACGTTTTTTTTATGTTTTTTAACATATAAAATTTTTTTATTAGAAACATTTTTTGTATATTTGCAAACGACAAGGAAACTTACAGCAATTTCCATTTTAAGACTGCAAATCCGTAAAAACAAAAAGTTTCCTAAAATGCTCTATTCATCTAGAGGCTCAGGATGCAGCCCTCTCACGGCTGTCACTTTGGTTCGAATCCAAAATAGAGTACAATAACTTGGGATGTGGGATTGATAGCGTCCATCATCTAAGGAGTGACAGTGCTCAGTAAGTGGTGAGGTAGTATGTTAAAGGGCTTACACCTCGTATAAAAGCCCTAGGTGCATCCAAATAACCTGGGAGTTGCAAATCCCTAGCTGGCGAGAGACGAGAGGTCGAAGTCTGAGAATCTGAAATATAAGACCTAATAAGGCTCGTGAAGTCAAGTTGGAGAACCTTTAAAGCCGCTGCTGGATTCTTGGCCGAAAGTAAACGTGAATCGTGAGGCGTAAAGTACAAGCGCTGTCTTTGGCATAACAGCACACCAAGTTATAAATGGCCGATTCGTCTATCGGTTAGGACGTGAGATTTTCATTCTCAAAAGAGGGGTTCGACTCCCCTATCGGCTACTATTAATACTAAGAATACCAAAACAATGGAAAAAGAAAAACCATTTGCAATTGATTGGGAAAGCATAAAAGACGGAACAATGATTTCGATGAAAGATTTCCCAACAATAAAATTGCTAAAACTGAATAATAAAAAGGCTTGCTATTTTGGTTATGATTCTGATAGCGGAACTATTGTAGATATTGACGAATATACGTCTGAATTGCATGGAGGCTATCATTATTTTCAAGTTACAGGGGATGATTGGCATCCTTTAACAAGTAGACTTTGGAATGTATAAATAAAATGAGTATAGAGAAAAGTTTCGATAACGCATTCAAACGAATGGTTGAGCGCAAATGGGATAAAATATACGTGCTCGTGGACATCCACGACACAATATTTGAAGCCTGTTATCACGAAAAGGAAAACCATAAGTGGTATCCGTTCGCAAAAGAAGCGCTTCAGATAATGAGTTACTCCAGAAACATTAGTCTCATACTCTGGACATCTAGTCATAAGGAATCAATAAATGAATATTTGGAATATTTTAAAGCTAATGGTATTAGCTTTGATATGGTTAACAGCAATAGCGAAACAAAAAATAACGAATTGTCTTGCTTTGATGAGAAAACGTATTTCAATGTGGGTATAGACGATAAATTCGGATTTGACGCTGAGACAGATTGGGAAGTGGTATATAACTATCTTGTCGAAGCTATTAGATTGGGAAAGTTCAAGTAATAAAATAAATACCAACGCAAGTCTTTAGGCAACCTCTCTAAGAGCAGCATAAGACTATAGAGGATATAATGCAAGAATTCTAGAGTGTTGGTATAAATATAAAAGCATATACGCCTCACTAGCGTAGTCAATTCGAAAGGATTGTGGTTGAGAAGCCTATGCTTTTAAATTGTGGAGTTCCAGAGTGGTCAAATGGGCTTGACTGTAAATCAAGTGCTTCGGCTTCGTAGGTTCGAATCCTACCTCCACAACAATAATTAATGTTTTTTAACATATAAATTTTTCTTATTACAAATATTTTTTGTATATTTGCAAACGACAAGGAATCTAACAGCAATTACAGGTGTAAGAAAAAAAGATTCCTAAAAAAAATACGATAGGCTCAGCGATAGTGAGTGACTTTGGTCGGTGTGTGGCGCTCGACATCCTTAATCCTAGAGCGCTAATTTCGGGGTGTAGCTCAGTAGGTAGAGCACGGCATTTGGGATGCTGAGGTCGCACGTTCGAGCCGTGTCGCCCCGACTTTCAAGGAAACGTACAGCAAGGTTCATATAAAATTGTTCCAAGCCGGAAGTCGTGGGTTCGAATCCCACCCACCAGTCTTTTAAAACATTATCAACTGGTGGTAGCTCAGTCGGTTAGAGCGCCAGCTAATTTTAAAATTGTTTCCTAATTCCATTCAAGGAGTCTAACAGCACTTTTTTTCTGCGAAGGTTAGCTTAGTGGATAGAGCCTTGGATTTTACCAAGAGGTCATTGGTTCGAATCCAATACCGTCGAGATAAAATGACTCCTTTAGTAAAGAAATTTTTAATAAAAAAATAATGTTATGGCACATGTTTACGAAAAACAGACAAAGGAAATAATTGATTTTCCTGAGTATAACCTATGTTTTCTTGGCATTATTATTAATAAACTTGAAACATACGGCTTAATTGAGGGCAAGCCTTCAAAGACAGGTGTTGAGCCTCCTAGTATTCTTGTTATACCAATTGTCAGCCGCTTGTATAGGTATTGCTATGATGGCATTGAGCTAATTAAGAAGACCCTTCAAAGAAGGGGCTTTAATTGTGAAATGTCAAAATATAAAGTGGTTAAAATACCGACAGCAGATGGCACCGGAGAGCAGGATGGTTTTTCATACGAATTTAAACTTACAAAAATAAAATAACAATTGTTTCGAAAAAAAAAGAATTAAAGTAGAAAATGAAGAAGTTTATTTTAATGTTTGCACTCATTATTGGTGCGTTTACTAGCGCTAATGCGCAGATTGCGACTGAGAATAGCCGTGTGTTTGATAACATTAGTCTTGGAGTGACGGCAGGTGTTTCCGCACCTCTTGATTTCAATTCAATGTTTCCTCTTAACACAAATGTCGGTTTGAAGATTCAGAAGGATTTCTCTCCTGTATTTGGACTTCAGGCAGAGGGTATCGCAGTATTGAATGATAATCATTTCAGCGATATTAAGACAGCAGTTAAGGCTACTAATGTCGGCGCAAATGCGGTGTTTAATCTGTCAAACATCTTTGGTGGCTATAATGGCACACCACGTACATTTGAGGTTAGTACTGTAACAGGTATTGGATGGCTTCATACGTGGACAAAATCAGACAATTACATGACGGCAAAGACAGGTCTTGACCTCGCTTTTAACCTTGGCAAGAATAAGGCAACTTCAATTGTTGTGACTCCAGCAATTTATTGGAATCTTAACAAGCCCGGCCATATTCATTTTGACAAGCGCAATGCACAATTGGCCGTTAATGTATCATTCATCTATCATTTCAAGAATAGCAATGGTACGCACCACTTCAAGACATATGATGTCGGCGCTATGATTAATGAGATTTCGTATCTCAATGGTAGGCTTGATGAATGTGAGAAGCGTGAGCCAAAGGTAATTGAAAAGATTGTAGAGGCTCCGGTAACTAATTCAGAGGCTGTCGTAACTCCAGAAAAGTGGATTGTTCCTTTTGAGAATGGTAAGTCAAGATTAACACCTGAGGCTATGTTTATCCTTAATCAAGTTGGCGAGAACTCAATTGTTGAAATTACTGCCACTGCATCCCCAGAGGGCAGTAAGGAGTTTAATCAGAAGCTTTCTGAAATGAGAGCCGCAAAAGTTTCTGATTTCTTGACCAAACGTGGCATTAAGGTGGCAAGTGCAGAAGGCAAAGGTGTAGACCCTGAGAAGGGCAGGACTGCAATAGTAATAACTGTTCAGTAATTTTGAGAAAGGTTATGGAGCATCCTTTTAAAATGCTCCAAATTTGCGGGTGTATATCAATTGATTAGATAGTCTGACTTCCAATCAGAAGGTTGCCGGTTTGAGCCCGGTCATCCGCTCTATTAAATGCGGATATAGCTCAGTTGGCAGAGCGTCTGCTTGCCATGCAGAAGGTCGTGAGTCCGAATCTCATTATCCGCTCAATACGAAAAAAGGGCAATAGTAGTAGCATCAAACCAGTGCCCTTGAGCCTCGTAAATGTCTCGATAGCCTTATGCAAAGAGAGAGGCAACAGTCCATTGGGTAATTCCATAGGAGCGCTGTTAGGGTGCTAATTTTAGAAAATGATTTAGTTATGGAAAAATGTTGGCGGTGTGGTCATGAATTAATTTGTTCAAGCAATTTTATGCTCAGTGATTGGGGATATGACTCTTTAGATGAAGATGACGATGCCTTAATCACTGAATATTCATGTCCAAATTGTGGCGCTCAATATAGTGTTATTGATACGCCTGAGAATGAAAAGAAAAATTATCCTTACTGGGGAAATAATGTTTTAAATTAATACAGTTATGACTTTTGGCGAATGTTACAAACATCTTGAAGATGGTGGTTTTGCCACCAAGAAAGAATGGGGAGATTCATTTTTGTGGATGAAAAAGAAAGCCCTGGTTAAATCTGAATGGTGTAAAGATAATGTTTTGAAATCAATTGCAGATGCAAATGGAGGTTCTGTTGAAGCTGAGCAGACAATTTGCAAATATGACGCAGCAAATAAAAAGGTTATTACCGGTTTTGTTCCTCAACAGGAAGACATGGCATCTGATTCGTGGTTTAAAACGGAGCCAAGTATTTTATTTGCAAAAAAGAAAAAAGTAGATTTTGCCGGTAATTTATTTGATGGCATTGATATTATAAAGAAGCCGTGATAGTTGTTTACTTTTGGCTATATTATTCTATTATTTATAATGTAAATGCACCTGTGCTGGAATTGGCAGACAGGCTACACTAAGGATGTAGTGTCGAAAGGCGTGTGAGTTCGAGTCTCACCAGGTGTACTTAATAATGCATTAATAAATTATAGATAATAATGGCTGAATTTAAAACAATAGAAGAAGGTGGAGTTATATTGAGGCGGTCTTGGGCAATGCCTAACAAAAATACGTTCTCAATAAAGCCTTTAAAGGAATTAATAGAGAAATATAAGGCGACATTACCAGAAGGGGCAATTATATTAGACCCATTTGCCAATTCAAATAAGCACGGAACGATTACTAACGATATTGACCCACAATACGATACTGATTATCATTTGGACGCAAAGGACTTCCTTAAAATGTTTGATGATAATTCAATTGATATGATACTTTATGACCCGCCATTTTCACCTAATCAAGTAAAAACCTGTTATACAAAGCTGGAAAGAACGGTAGATTGGGAAAGTACATCTGCATCTTTTTGGTCAAAGCAGAAGGAAGAAATAGGCAGAATCTTGAAACCTGGAGGCATATGCATCACATTTGGTTGGAATTCAGGCGGAGTTGGCAAAAAGTATGGGTGTGAAATAAAAGAAATTTTATTGGTTGCTCATGGAGGCCAGCATAATGATACAATAGCGGTAGTTGATATTAAAAAATAAAATAAATGAGTACGAATTCTGATTGGTATCAAAGCCACATATTGGATGAAATACAAAGAGCATCTAGAGAATGGCTTAAAAATAAAATTAAAGAAGTAAATAGTTCTAAACGTTGCGAAACGGTTATTAAATAATATTTATAGTGAAATATAATATCATTATGAATATAGATAAAATAATAACTGAATCAATAAATAAAGTTTTAGCTGAGGCTGAATGGTCAGAAGTTCACGGAAGTGTTGGAGAGCCTTATTCAAAAGAACAAGCAGCAATAAATAAGGCTGCAATTGGAAGAGTTGGTAATAGGTCTTATGATAACGCTAAGAAAGCAGATACAAGGGCTAAAAATGTTAATTACCACTCATATGATGATTGGAAAGCCAATTATAAACCAAAGGGCATATCTTGGAAAGAATACGATGAAATGGAAATTTAACAAAATTTAATAGTAAACAATTTTCTTTTTTAATATTTTTTTTGTATATTTGCAAAGTAAAACAAAAGTAAAAGATATGTGGATATTAATTACGTTTGTCTGTTTATTTGCCATTGGAACGGCATTAATATTGTATGAGATACATAATGCGCCGTTGATTGGACCAGACGAAGAACTATAATGCACCCGTAGCTCAGGGGATAGAGCAACTGCCTTCTATAAAATAAATTGGATGCATAGGCGAGAAATCCCTATGTAGAATCTCCCTAAAACGGTGGAAGTCCTTATGAAGAAAAAATTGTGAAGTTTGTAGACTACATAAAAACGGGCAGAACGTCTAGGAACAGTTCTTCACACGCTAAACAATAATGCGAAGGATTATACCGTGCTAAATTCCAATGGCAAGTCAGCGTATGCGTTGGACTACTATGAAGAGGAGTAATCCGAGGATAAACGTGTAGAGAGTATATAGGAGATATGGGGGAAATACATTGAATACCCTCACATTCCATTCAGATGCGTCTGATAAGAATGCCTAAGTTGAAATTAAGAACAAAAGAAATGGTACGATAGGTTCATTACCTATTTGGGATGACAACCCCGTATACAGTCATCGAGAGAGGCTGACAGTCCTAAAATAGTGTTATCTGATGTTCTTTACTTGCAAGAATTTCAATATGGTAATAATGTATTCCAGACTACAACAAACAAATATTGGTTAAGAATGTAAATATCTGTGGAAATCAGACGTGTGCATATAACCAAGGCTCACGACATTAGTCAAGATATTGTTTGGCTATGGTAACATAGTGTGGTAAGAAGCAGTGGGTCGCAGGTTCGAATCCTGCCGGGTGTACAAAATTTCTAAGGAACGTACAGCAGTTTGATTTTTTTCACAGCTTAAATTTCAGACAGAGGACGGAGCAAAGAAGCGTTAATCCCGAAAGGGGCGTGATGCATTGTTCCTTTATGGCAAGATGGCGAATAATAGTAACCAGTCTTGCAACAGTCATTCCCGGACTTTAAAGGGCGTTCCTTTTTTATTTGAAAAATTATTTTCATTTTATACATTTTTGGAAGCGTACAGCAAAGTGAATATGAATTAACCTACTTGTAATTTAGGCAAAGGGCTAAGTACCACACCTATAATTGCGAAGTACAGTAACAATGAAAGTGATTAAAGGGAAAATAGTCATAATAACCCTAACGCTTCCTTTATGCACCTGTAACTCAGTGGATTAGAGTGTTTCGCTACGAACGAAATGGTCGGGAGTTCGAGTCTCTCCAGGTGTACCAAACAAAATATAGTATGACAATAGAAGAATTTCAAGATGAATTAAAGGGTAAAAACAATAAATATAAAAGATATCTCGGTAGTCCATTAAGATATCCAGGCGGCAAATCTCTTGCTGTTGGTATGATAACTGAATACATACCTAAAGACGTGAAGAAAGTCGTAAGCCCATTTATTGGTGGAGGCTCTGTTGAAGTAGCATTAGCTAAAGAATTAGGCTTAGAAGTAGTTGGCTATGATATATTTGATTTACTTGCTAATTTTTGGCAACAAGTTACAGTCAATGGCGAAGAAATATATAAGAAACTTTCTGAACTTAAGCCAACAAAGGAAGAATTTGCAAAGGTTAAGGGCATATTAAGTGAGCACTGGACTAAAGAAAATGGGTACGATGGCAAACTTGACCCTATAGATGCTGCTGCCTATTATTATTTTAATATGCAGTTATCATATGGACCAGCGTTTTTAGGGTGGATGTCATCAATCTATGAATCTGAAAAGAAGTATAATTCTACATTAGAAAAGATAAAGGATTTCTATGTTCCAAACCTAAAGGTGTATTGCAAACGGTTTGAAGAGAGCATTCCTGAAAATCAAGGTGAGTTTTTATATCTTGACCCTCCTTATGTTATACACGAATGCGCTGATAGCAAAACTCATAAGGGCATGTACCCAGCTGGACATATTCCAATTCACCATAAAGGATTTGACCATGCTAAACTTGCTGAACTATTGCATGAGCATAAAGGTGGATTTCTGCTTTCATATAATGATTGCTCATTGGTAAGAGAAGCCTATAAGGATTTTGAAATCCATGAGGTTAAATGGCAATATACAATGGGTCAAGGAGAAACAAGAATAGGTAAAGTTAGGTCTGGAAGAGATTATGACAAAGATAATATAAAGACCTCTCACGAAGTATTAATTGTTGGAAAATAAAGAAAAAAACGTTTTTTTAATAAAAAAACAGTATTTTTAAAAATTAATTAATAATTATAGACAAATAAAGTATTAAAATTATGGCAAATAATAGTAAACATATGGTATCGTTCGTTAATTTTGCGATTGCTTCTAGCAATAGCACAGCTATTATTGTGTCTGCATCAAAAGATGATTTTAATACAAAGGTTCTAAAGCAGCAATTGGTAATATGAGATATTAGAGATTTGTAAATACACTTTAATTCACTATATAACACCAAGCTGTTGAAGAACTCCTAAAAAAGTCTTTAGCAGCTTTTTTTATTGCTTATGGAAAAGAAAGAAATTAAAAAAATTTTTTTAAGGTTTTTGAAAAATAGCAACTGTTATTCTCAGTTTATAAAGCGCTTTAACTGTGAAAAAGGTGTTTTAAACAGGACGTTTTGGGCTAATGAAAGCCATAAAGGTGCATTTAATGGAGAAATAAATAATGGATTCAATTCTTATTTAAACAATATAAAAAGTAATGCAGATTTAATACAATATGCTTTTTTATGGGAAAAAACAGACGAAGGGCATGAATTTTGGCAAGCAATAGGAAATGAATGGAGAAAAGAATTAAATAAATTTAACTAAAAAAAATTTCTTTTTAAAAATATTTTTTGTATATTTGCATAGAATGATGATTGGGGAGATAGCTCGCATGGCGTAGAGCGGCGGACTGTTAATCCGAAGGTGGTGGGTTCGAATCCCTCTCTCCCCGCAAATATGGTGGGATGTCCGAGTGGTTTATGGTACTGCTCTTGAAAAGCAGCGGGCGTTAACAGCGTTCCGGGGGTTCGAATCCCTCTCCCACCGCTATGGTGAAAATTAAAACACTTAGTACAGATTACTATTATTACATAAATGCTTATATCAATGAAGATAGGGTTGGAAAACTTGGTATAGAATACAAGGGAAACAACAAAATACATATAAATTATGTGAATACTGATATAAAGCACACAGGCGAAGGGATTGCCACAATGATGCTCAATAAAGCCATTGAAATATTCAAAGGGTATGAGATAAGTTTGTTAGTAAAGCCAATGCCTCGCACCGGAGAAAAGCTAAAATATACGACAACAAAGGGTCTTATAGAATTTTATAAGAAGTTTGGGTTCGAAAGAACTGAAGACCCTTGTTTGGTAACAATGATATTAAAAAATTATTAAGATATGAAACGAAAACAGAAGACATATAAACAGGTTTAAGGCTGCGTCAACTAAGAGTTATGACGCAGTAAAGGAAATGCGCTTATAGCTCAGTTGGTAGATGCACGAAACTTTTAATTTCGGGGTCCTGGGTTCGAGTCCCAGTGGGCGCACCAATGTTTAACAAACAATGCGCTTGTAGCTCAGAGGCAGAGCATCGGTCTCTTAAACCGAGGGTCGAGATTTCGAAATTCTCCGGGCGTACAAATAATAAATTAACATAAGTTATGAAAAAAGTAAAATGCGGAAAGTGCGGCAATGATGTTGAAATAAACATTGCAAAAGCAGTTGACGAACATGGTGAAGAGTTTATATGCCCAACTTGTGGCTTTATTTTTAGATATACTGAAAAATGAACGAAGTAGAGCAGAATTTTAAATCGAAAAAATATTATTCATCCATAACTGGTTTGGATTTCCATCCAAGAGAGCACGTTAGTGTACAAGAGCCTAAATTTAAAAAAGGTGAGGTGGTATCAAAAAGAAAGTTTTTCTTTTTAAAGCCGAAAATAAAGTACGCTGAAACTGACTTATATGAAAAAGTATGGCACGACTGGGATGGGTCAACTTATAAGTCTTTATTAAACCCTAAAGCATATGCAAGAAACTTTGGGGCGCACTATGACGAAAAAACAGGAGAATTCTATAGAACGGCTCGTGTTGTTATTAAGTTTGAGAAAAATGATGAAACAAAATATTTTATGTCAAATGATGAAGCATTTAACTTTATGAGAGATTTAAAGGAAAAATGCAAACTATGTGGTAACGAATTGTTATAAAAAAAAATGGCAGAAAAAGTAGGAGTGATAATAGCTAGATTACAACCCATACATAATGGTCATCTAGAATTAATTAGGCAAGCACTTAACGAGAATGATAAGGTTTTAGTTTTAGTAGGCTCTGCTGATAAACTCAACAAAAGAAATCCAATTCCTATCAACATGAGGCTTGATATGGCAATTGAAGCAATTTATGAAACATTTAACGAAGTAAAAGAAAAGATAATAGTAGAGCCGCTTGATGACCTTACTGATGAGTCTGATAACTCTCACGATTGGGGTTTCTATTTATACAGTAAGATTGTTGGCATTACAAGGTCGCCAGAATTTACCATTTATTATTCAGACGGCTTCGAAATTATAATGCTCTGGTTCCCTCCATTTATCACAAGAAACTATGTCTCCTTTAAGTTGAATGCTAGGGGCACTATTGCTGAGGATATTTCAGCCACAAAGGTAAGGCATATGATTATGAATAATGATATAGAATCATTGGAGAAATTTGTTCCAACAAGCGTAATGAATAGAGTGGATATCCTTAGACAGTTCATTACGGCTTATGGACAATAAAACAATATTGTTTAATTAAATAATTTAAGATTAGTTATGTTTACATTTCTTTTTGGCGCAGCAATTGGCGCAGTAGCCTATAGCTGGTGGACTAAGCGATAAGTCCAAACACGGAGAGTAAGGTGGCGCACTCCGCCAAATAAAACGTCACAACTTGGGTCGGTGGCAGACGTGGTGTATGCACCGGACTGAAAATCCGGCTAAGGTGGTTCAATTCCGCCCCTACCCACTCATTAAAAAAATATAAAATGACAGATTTTAGCGTATCTTTAGGTTGCGGAGATTACCCAACTAATGAGTTAGATGATACTCAAACCAATGTTGGTTATACGGAAACCGAAGAAGAAATACAGGAAAAAATCGCCAAAGGCTATATAAAAGATTCAGCCGGTCAATGGTATGACCCAACAAATTATATTGATTGCTATTACGCAGATTGGTGATATAAATTTAGGATATTAGCTCAGCTGGTTCAGAGCGTCTGGTTTACACCCAGAAGGTTCGTGGGTTCGAATCCCTCATATCCTACACAAGCAAGGAAACTAACAGCAATTTTTTAGAAATTGATTTGTAATCCGTCGGTCACCGGTTCGAATCCGGTAGTGGGAAGTAAATTTTCCATTTAGCTCAGTAGGTAGAGCAACGTTATTTTTAATGTTTCCTAAACATGGTTGCGTATATCAGTTGGTTAGATTACCATCCTGATAAGATGGGGGTCGCTGGTTCAAGTCCAGCCGTAACCACTACTAATAAGCCGTCATTTCTAAGGGGAATACCAATCGTGGAGGCTACATTGAAAAATTAAAATGGTGTCAAAGCGAGGATAGGATTAGGCTAGGCTTTACCTAGAAGGTGTTGGTAAGAATCCAACCGGTTTATTAAGTTTGGGCTGTATGGTGTAATGGCTAACACGACTCCCTTGCACGGAGTAATTGCGGTTCGAATCCGATACGGTCCACGTTTTTATTCGAATATTTGACTTTTTAAAAAACTTTTCTATTTTTTATAAAATGAAAGGTTCGAATTATGAAAGTTAAATGGAATGAAGAAAAAGAAAATATCGAGAAACTTATAAAAGAAGGAGTATCATATGAAAGGATTGGCAGACAGTATGGCGTTACTGGTGCTTCTGTGAAGAAGGCTGCTAAAAAACTTGGCATTGAACTTGAGCAAAAGCGTGAAATAAACCCTAGTGAGCATTTTAACAAAGGAGTTCATAAAACGCACGTTTGCCAAAACCCTAAATGTGGAAAAGTGTTTTATCATAGGGATAATGGAAGCTATAACAAATTTTGTTGTATGTCATGCCAGCACGAATATGAATATATTGAATACATAAAACGATGGAAAAATGGTGAAGAAGATGGCATAAGGGGTAAGTATGACGTTTCCAATCATATTAGAAGATATCTTTTTGAAAAATATGATGGAAAATGCCAGATATGTGGATGGAATGAAGAAAATCCAATAACTCATAAAATTCCTCTTCAAGTACATCATATTGACGGTAACTGTTTAAATAATAAAGAAGAAAATCTTCAATTATTATGTCCTAATTGCCATTCTTTGTCTGAAACATTTGGAAATCTTAACGAAAATTCTAGTAGAATATTTAGAAAACAAAAAAATAATATATAATATCAAGGGAACTAGCAGCAATGTTAAAGTTCGATTCTTTGCATTTTAAGGTTTAATAAATCGTTCCCTATTTTTTAACGGGCCTAATTGGAATAGATTGGCAGTAGTTTGGTAGAAATCAAGCAGTGGGCATACACTAGAAATAGCAAAAAAATATAAACGGCGAGAATGTAGATTCTCCTGCTTATGCAATGGCTATTGCAGCCTAAGCATAGGTCGAGAGACTAGGCTCTTAGGAACAGAACATCCTAGTAATTTTCTTGGCGTGCAACGCCAAGATGGTGGAACTGATGACTCCGGTCATCCCCCGTGTTTTCCTCGTTTTCTCAAAATGAGGTGGCAGAGAGGACAGGTGGCGCAAGCCACTCTCCAATTCTTTAAAGCTTGTATAAATTTCTATGGGACGCTGAGCAAGACGAGAGTTCGAATCTCTCTAGGTCCACATAACGAATTGTAGAAAATAAATAGGAAATGACAGAAAGTTGAAAAGGTTTCCATATAAAATAAATAAAGAAGTTATTCACCTTTATTGATGGAGTACTGACAAGAGAAAACACCTCAACGCACTAGTCTACCATTTAACGATGGCAAAAGTAAAAAGAAGTAGGGCCGTAGTGGGCACACGTTAATCGTTTTTACAACTAATGTTAGTAAGAAAACTGTCTAGAATTAGAGATAGTTGCTAAACTTCAAGGCTAGATAACGATTCTAAAAAGACTGCGTATGTATCTATGACTTAATTCTGTTCAATCCTATTTTTAATTAAAAAAAAGTCCTAAACTTTTTTTTCATTAAAAATTTTCTTTTTTAAAATATTTTTTGTATATTTGCTATCAGTTATGGCTAAGTATAAGTTTAAAGAGAAAAATGGCGTTACAGAGGTAATTGATGGCGATAATGTAATAGCCAAATACGAGGTTGATATACATTGGACTGAGAAAAACATATCTCAAAAAGATGATGAAACTTTAAATATAAGGCTATATAATAGAATGAAAGGGTATATTGACTGTGAAGTGAAACTTAATAGTTCTGATATACAAAAGATACCTAATAAATAAAAAAAATAAGTTATGGGAAAGATTTTAGATTCTGAGTTTAGAAAGGAACTTTATAAAAATCTTATTGATGCCGGCTATGAAAAACTTGAAGCACAAAAGATTGTAGGCAAAAAGTATTATAATGAATTACTTGAAGATGTAAAGCATGGTGTAGATTCAGTTTTAAATTCATTAGTCAAGGAAGACTTTGCAGAGTCTTTTGATTGCGCATCAATAAATTCAAAAATTGAAGAACTGAAAAAGTTAAAAGAAATATTATAATATATTGCGGGAGAATGAAACGGTTTACATGCCAGTCTCATAAGCTGGTAACATCTGGTTCGACCCCAGTTCCCGCAACTTTTCAAGGAAACTTACAGCAAGTATAATTTAATATTGGGTATTAGAAAAAAAGTTTCCTAACATTAATAGGTATGTAGCTCAGTTGGTTAGAGTATCGGCCTGTCACGCCGAGGGTCGCCGGTTCAAGCCCGGTCATACCTGCGTAATATAAAAAAGTCGAAGTTATAAGCGTACTTTCCACATTTCGAAAATATTTATATATAAAGAAATTAAATTTATGTATAATATTGAAGAAATTAAAAATGCAAAGCCAAACGATGAATTTAAATTTATTTGCAAACATTGTGGGAAAGAGTTTATTAAAACTAAAAGGCAATTAAGTAAATTAAAATATAATTTGCCTGTTTTCTGTGATTCAGATTGCCAAAAAAAATGGTATAAAGAAAATTCTTATGTTACTGTTAAATGCGAGAATTGTGGTAAAGAACTAACTATATCAAAGCATAGATACGACAGCAACGAAACAAAACATTTTTTCTGTGACAATTCTTGTGCTGCAAAATACAACAACAAAACAAGAAATAGAAAAACAAAAAATAATGTTGAATGGATAGGAGAAGAACATAAAAAAGGATATAATAAATGTCCAGTATGCGGAAAATTGAAACATTACAAATCTGAATTATGTTCTGATTGTAGAAACAAGCAAAAAAGAAATAATATTAAAAATAGAACTCTTGGTTCTTATGTTGATGGGCATCATTATCTTGGCACAAAATGTGGAGATATAAGAAAAGATGCTAGGAAAACAATAGAAGAAAGTAAAAGAGAAAAAGTTTGCGCTTATTGTCATAATCACGAATTTGATGAGATACTTGAAGTACATCATATAAAAGGAATTCTTGAGTTTGATAGAAACGCAACTGTTGGAGAAATTAACGATGAAAGTAATATAGTTTGGTTATGCCCAAATCATCACAAAATGTTAGAAATGGGGTTGATAAAATTATAAAAAAATAACAAGGAAGCATCCAGCAATTTTTAGTATCGCCTATTGACACGAAAAAAATGCTTCCTAAAATATGGTGGTTATAGCTCAGTTGGTAGAGCGCTAGATTGTGGCTCTAGATGTCTTGGGTTCAAGTCCCAATCTCCACCCAAATAATTTAATTTTTTAAAAATAAGTAAAGTTATGAAGAGTTTTTGGTAGATTACTAAACAACATTGGTAGCTGAATATTCGTAGCCCAAATGTATGATTTTTATTTGCTTATGGCGATTAGTGAATTATATTCTAAATTAAAATAACAATTAAAATATCATACAATTATGGAAAAATTACATTTTACAGATAAAGCAACCACAAAAGAACAGTATCTTAAATTTAAAGATTTTATTAAAAGTAATAAGTACCACTTACATCGTGATTATGTAGCATACTACATTTTCAAACATAGATTAGTTGGCAAAGAGCGTGATGAATATCTTGAAGATGAAGTGAGAAATCGTTGTTGGAAAGGTTTATATCATGGCAGAATTGTCTATAGTGGCGGAGACTTAACGGAATCTTATGCTATCCCTCGTTTTAAGAATTTAGTTATTGAAAGATATAATAAATTTGCTGAAGATGGGAAAGAATAAATTATACGTTCTTATTGATAAAACTCTTGAGCCTGTATATGGCTGCGTACAAGGTGGTCATGCCGTTGCTCAATGGCTTATTGAACATGAAAGTGGTTGGAATAACGAGTATTTAATTTATTTAAGTGCTGATGTTAACAGGTGGAAGAAAAAACTAAGCGAAATGCTTATTGACTTTACAGAGTTTAAAGAGCCTGACCTTGGTAATAAAACCACGTCTTTAGCTGTACTAGGGCACGATAATTTATTTAAGAAATTAAAATTAATCAGCACTAGTTAAGTGTTATGGCTGTAGCGATACAGCCAAATTGGACCTATGGCAGAGTGGTCGATTGCGCCGGCTTCTAACACCGTGTTATCGTGGGTTCGAATCCTACTAGGTTCGCATGGTAAGCTTAAACAAAAAGAAAAAAGCAAAAAATTCTTATATGGCTAACGCCAATAAGTATGTAGGAAAATTGAAAAGAATTAATTTTTTTAACAAAGTAAACAGAAACAAAATAAAACAAGATTATGATAGTTCAGGATATTAAGCCTTTGGTAAAAGGCATTGCTCAGTTACAATCAGTTTTAGCGGGAGGAATTGCCGTTTATAAAATTGTCGCTGTAGATGGTACTGAATACCAATTGGAGATAGACACAAGCAATAAAGCAGATGTAGGAGCAAGTGCATCGTTTAATGCGACAGAGAAGGCCTTATTACTTATGAGGTGGATAAGAAAGGCTAATGAAAATGATACGCTTATAAAGATAAAGGGGTAATTTCTTCTATGGGCTAGTAGTCAAAGGTTTCACCCTAAAACCCTATTTGTAGGAGTGCTGAAGGGCTGAGTGTTCGAATCACTCCTAGTCCACATATTTTTAATTTATTAAATAATATGGAAGAAAAATTTACCTACAGCGGTTTTGAGAACCGTGAAACATGTGAACACCTGCGGAATGGTGAAACATGTAAAGTAACTGGTATTGGAAATAGTATGACTCCAATACTTCAGTCACATCAACCAGTGATTTGCGAGCCAGTAACTGATGATACTGAGCTTAAGAAAAGAGACATTGTTCTTTGTAAAGTAAAACGTTATTATTATTTGCATTTAATACACGGGATAAAGAATAATGGGGAGCAATTTCTAATTGGAAATAACCACGGACATATGAATGGTTGGATTTCTAGAAAGCAAGTCTATGGTAAAGTTATAGAGATACTTTGAATCTCTAATTTTAATTTTTTGATATTATGGATGGATTTGATTATAAAAACGGCGAATTAACCTGTAGAAGATGCGGAAGCAGAAATGTATCTATAAGGTCAGGTATGATGGTAGACAGAGCCATTTGCAATAGTTGCGGCAATGAAGATTACATTTAACATAAATTAACAAAAAATATTTTCTTCTTATGCTTATTTTTTATATATTTGCAGAGTAAAAATAGAAGAATATGGATTTCAAGGAAATATATAAGCCTCCATTCAAAGCGGATAAAGATGGTATATACATTGTTTCTGCAAATGGTGTAAAAGCCTTTACGGTGGCTGCAAATAGTCTAAAAGACGAAGCTGAATACTTTGCAAGCCTACTCAATGGAGAAGTAAAAGAAAAGTACGATGATGTGCTTCTTTTTGGCGGCCATAAAATAGTAACAAGTCACGCATCTGTATTCATTGTAAGAGGCATTGGGTATCTTCTTGGAATTGAAAGTATGTCTCTTGAAGAGGCTTATAAAACGCAAGATGAATTCATTAAGTGGGTGATTGAAAAAATAAAGAAATAAATAGTTTCTCGCATTTGTGGATAGCGCTTGAACTTATGCTTGCAGAAACGGGTTTTTTGCCAAGTACAACCGGGAAGGCTTGACAGTTGACTACTGACTAGATATGTAGGCACGGGTTTGAGGAAATTGGTGGTGCGTCTGAAATCCTCCGAATAGCTCACGAGAAGAGTGTGGTTTTATCCTTTGTACCACACTAGTGAAACAATGGATATTTGCTGGGGTGGCTGAGTGGTTGAAAGCACTGGCTTTGTAACCCAGAGGCGAAAGCCCACGCAGGTTCGAATCCTGTCCCCAGCTCAAAAAATATTTTATGCCCCATTAGCTCAGCTGTATAGAGCAAGGGTTTCCTAAACCCTGGGTCACAGGTTAGAGTCCTGTATGGGGTACAATCCCTTCCAACATCAGGGGAGCAATAAATATGGTTGGTGGCGGTTATTATGAAATGACAAGAAAACAATTTGAATGGATTAGACTCCACCAAGACATAATTAATGTGTCGTATTTTAAAATTTATGAGTGCAAAACTCCAAAAAATTTCCATTACTTATATCCGTGTAAAATTAAAATGGAGTTAAGAGGTAATTATTTCATATTTTCCGGAACATATAGCAAGTGGAATGGAAGGAGTTTTGATGAGCATTATGCAAAGTATGACGTTCATTATAAGAATATACGAACATTAAGATACAGAAAGAAGGTCGAATGAAGGAGATAATTAGGGCAGATAAATTCTACAACCGCAAAGAAGTATCAAGTGATATATCTAATATGTATATCTTCACAGATAATACTGATAGAGACAGCGGCAAAGGAAGCATCGAAGATGAGTCTTGGTATTCTTTGAAATATGGTAAAGGCAAACATTATCCTAGTGTAACGTCTGCATTAATAAGAGGACTAGATAACGCCTACCCTATTACAACGCAACGTTGGTATAATAAAGAGCATAAAGGCTTGACTGGTAGATGGAATGATGAGGATATTGATGAATTTAAAAAAGTGATTGATGATGATTTTGAGCATATAAAAAGTGAAATGCATAAGTATAGAAAAATAGTATTTCCTTTTGGCGGAATCTTCAATTCAAAAATTGCTGATATATCTAAATTAAGAGTTCCAAAACTTTACGAATACCTTATGGCGAAATGTTTGGAGTTAAAAGAAATATTTGAAAATAGCAAGATACCGAAGGACACAGAGGACTGATAAGCCTCAAAAGTTACCGTAGGCAACGAATGTTAAGTATCTCATATCAAGGCTAATATTACAGTTGTACGGGATAGTGGAATGTAAGTATCTATTTTGGAGGATTACCCAAGTTGGTGACGGGGACACATTGCTAACGTGTTAGGTCGGAGAAACCCTCCGGCGCGGGAGTTCGAGCCTCTCATCCTCCGCAAGTTTTTAACAAATAATAACAAAAAAAGTTGCAAAATAATTTTCTTTTATGAAATATTTTTTGTATATTTGCATCGGATATGTTGAGTGATTGATATATCAATGTGTGATATTGCACAAATGCTGTATGAGGATGCAGTCCAAGGATTCTTACAGCAGCTACGTGAAAAAAATTTAACTGTGTCACGTGGAAAACTCCGTCCTGATGGATAGGGGCGGTTTTACACCTAGTTGAGTGCGAAAGTTTGCGAAGGTGATTACGGGTAGCTTCAAGGTGTCGGTTAAGGCTTACGTTAGTCTTGTTCTGTATTAGGTGATGTACAGCCCTTTTACAGAAATGTTATGAGGGACTAGCTGACTTGTTAAATGTTATGTGAGTTCCCTCATTTTTTTGTACGAATATAATATTTATTCATAAACATATATAGAAAATGAAAAAGATTATTTTTAGTTTAGTTGCGATTTTCGCACTTGCATCTTGTAGTCACGATGCTGAGGTTTACACTTTTAATCCGCAAACCAAGGCGGTAAATGATTACAATGAAGCATTCGTTAAGGCTTTTGGCCCTGTTGGCTCTAACGTAGATTGGGGCTTTGGTACTCAAGCTGCAAGTACACGTACTGCGCAGCCTAATAATAATCAGTGGGGTACTCATGATGACAACGACAAATATCTTGATTGGCCTAAACCAGCAGATATTACAGATGATGAACGTGCTGCTGTTTTGGCTGTTTTTAACCAAAAGGGCGAAGCATCTTATCAAGATTTGTTAAATCTAACAGATTTTTTTGTACAACAGGTATACTGTGGACCTAATGGTGAAAAGATGAATCAATTAGCTTGTTGGGACCCACAAGGACATGAAGTAACAGAATATCCAGATTGGAACGGTTGGCAAGCATATACATACACATCAAATGATGATGAAGTAAATAATTTTAATAGCGGTAAATATAGTGGAAATGCACTTCAGGGTTGTATGCTGATGTGGAACTCTTCAACCTCTCAGTGGAGCTTCAAGACTTCCCAAAGCGGTGGAGAAAGGATTTATGACCATTGGCGTATGGAGTATATTCCTGACTATGGATATTATGTAGGGCTTGACCATGAGGCTTGGAGACAAGCTCCAGCAAACGCAAATGAGGAAGACAAGAGAGACTATATCTATAATGACTGGATTATTAAAATCGTGCCAGGAAAAGGATTTACGCCGCCGGCTCCTACTTACCGCGTAATTGCTGAAGATTTGAATGCTTCTGAGGCATCTGACTTTGATTTTAATGATGTAGTATTCGACGTTGAGCCAAATGAGGCTGGTAATGCTGCTAAAATTGTTGTACGTGCAGCTGGTGGTATCTACAAGCTGACTGTTGCTGGCGAAGAGGTGCATAAAGCATTAGGAGAGAATGCTAAGGCTGATGGCACATACCCAATGATTAATACAAATCCTTGGAATCCAGATGTAATGGCTACATTAATTGAAGCCTATCCTGGCGATTTTAGTTCTGATGCAGCAATTAGAAATACTATTAAGGGTATTGTAATCAAGGTTTACAAACCAGGATATGAGGAGAATGGTATTGAGCTAAAAGCTCAGACTGGTAAACCTGCTTGTAAGATTCTCGTTGACAAAACATTTAATGTTGTGACAGAGAGAACTGGTATTGCTGATGAGAACCACAATTTCCGTATGTATGTTACAGGAACGTGGGACACTGAAACGAATGGTTTCTGGTGGAAATCTAACAACTAAATAGAGCATAAAAACCACGCTGCCGCACAGTGTGGTTTTTATATTCTTTACAATATGAAAAAAACAATATGTTTACTTGTTTTACTGTTAGTGGTAATAGGTTGTAATAAAAACGTCTATAATGATTATGAGCCTATTATTAATAGTAGTTATGATGAAGACTTTATAAAAACTTTAGGTCAACCTAATAGTAATCAAGAATGGGGAGATTGGCATTTGAATATACCTGATGAGTCAGAATTTAATGACAATATTGAATTTCCGTCAAATGAAATCACAAGTGCCGTTATAAATGAGTTTAGCAAAAAGTACAATAATAATGATAAAACAAGCATACCTTCAGGGTATTACATTGTTAAGACGTTATATAAAGACACAATATGTTACTATACTGAACCGGATTGGCACGGTTCTTGGTTTCACGGCTATGAAAAAATATCAAGCATCAGTTATTATGATGGCGCAAAATACAAGAAGATAGAAAAAATAGACTCTTTGGCTCTTATTGACATTGGCGAAGCATTCCCTCAATTTTCATATTTTAATGACCTATTTGAAAATGATTATTTTGATTATAGGGTTATATATCGTGGAGGCATTTATTATGTAGGATTCGATTTCTACGCTGACGGATATGTTGAAAGTGAAGGATATAACATATCAAAAGTCTATGAGAGGGATTACAAATATTTTGACTGGATAATCATACTAATTCCATCAAGTAAATCAGACTATGAACAGGTTTATGACGCAAAAAGAGTGATGTGTGAGGATTTGTCAGTCAATCACGATTTCGATTTCAACGATTTAGTGTATGACGTGTCAATTGTAAAGGTTGACGGAAAATTGAAAACAAAAGTCACAGTGCAAACAATAGAGGACGAATTTCAAATGTCTATTGACAAACAATCTGCTAATAGTTTACTTGGTAAATCATTCTATATTGAAAGGGCGATAAATGACATAAGGGATATAGATGTGGCTGTTTTTCATAACAACAAGGTTTGTTTCCTTGAATGCAAAAAGGGCCTTCCAACCCAAAAAATATGTGTCAGCAAAGGCACTAAATGGTGCTGCGAAGGTATTGTAATTAGTTCCGCATATCCATTATTTGTTGAGTATGTTAAAAATGTAACACCTTGGGAAAAAAATAAAAATGACTATTTGCTATTTAATGAATCTCACTGATATTTATTTGTTAAAAAATATATTATCATGACTGGTTCTTTAAATTCAATGACATATTTAAATCCAAATGGCTTTATTAATAAGATTAAAGCCCTCTTTAAAGCCAGACATACGGCTAATATAGCTGTACAATATGAAATATATGGTGTTAGGACTTTTGATTTTCATATAGATTTTTCAAAGTACGGTAAAGCGTATTTTAAATATGAAGGTGTTGCATATGAGACGTTTTCTGTTTATAGCATACTTAACTATTTGAACAAGAAAAAAGGAGTACAGGTAAGGTTGGTTCTTGAAGGCGAAGGCAAAGAGGAAAGGTTTTGTAATTATTGCTCGATATTAGAAAAAATATACACTAACATAAATTTTTTCGGTGGATATGTGGAAAAGACCAAAAGGCAAATATATGCGTTCAATCACACATTACTTTTTCCAAAAATAAATTGGGTGAAGAAATTAAGATGAAATATATAAATAGAGGCATCGGCAATCGGTTTCGAACCAAAAACAATTATCAAAATGGTTTAAGCATTATGGTTTGTCAATAAAAAAACAAGAATTAAAGAAATTTTTGAATATGTAAAATGCGTCGGTGGGGGAGTGGTTTAACCCAGCAGTCTCCAAAACTGCCGTAGCTTTATGCTACCGTGTGTTCGAATCGCACCCGGCGCGCCAATTATATAAAAAACCTTATTATTACTATGAACTTTTGGGTTGCTATTGTTATAATATACTTTCTCATTGGCTTAATATACCCTATTTATTGGTTTAAATTTATCCATAATGATGAGGCTGAAAAAGGCATTGCTGAAATTATATTATTATTTGCTACGTTTTTATGGCTTCCAATACTTGTATATAAAGTTATTAAGAAAATTATTCATATCATTAAAAAACACCGCAGTAGCTCAGATGGCTAGAGCGGCAGACTCATATTCTGTAGGTCGAAGGTTCGACTCCTTCTTGCGGTACAAGTGTATCTAGGAGGCCCAGTTGCGCCTAGCTGCATCAAGGGAGCTAACAGCAAGTTTTAAGTAGAGGAATGGTTACTCAATTGACTGCAAATCAATTTATCCTGTTCGAATCAGGCATTTATGCTCCCTAATATTAAATTTTATTTAGTGGCGTGCTATAAGTAGCACGCTATTTTTCAAAAACAAAACAATTTATTTTTTTATTTTAACATTTTTTTGTATATTTGTAAAAAATATATAAATATGAAAGTAGAAAATCTTTTTAAGCGGTATTTAAAGACCGCCGGCATTTTCGCTTCAAATAAAAGCAAGAAGGCGATAAATTTTATGAAAGAATACTCAGATGTTACGTTTCCGTTCAATTCTTTTAGATGGGATGTTACAGAAGAAGGGTTTTTATTTTGGTTCGAAAGGGCACTTAATTGGTGCATATTTCTCTTCAATAACTATGATAACATAGATGCAGAAGATATTACTATTACCAAATCATTTGTGGCTAAAAAAATACAAACTATGTTATTATATTATATAGGCGAAGAAGATAAGACGGTTGCTAAGGGATTAAAGTGTTATAAAGAAGCGGAAGACATATTAAAAGAAAATGGCTTTAAAGTTGATTAATATCAATAAAGGCTTGAAAAATAGATAGTTTTGGCTAAATAATTTGCGTATTTGATTTTTTTTTAGTACCTTTGCATTGTTCAAACGATAACCCTCACGTATGATGAGGGTTTTAAAAACAAAAAAACTGTGTACGTTCACAGAAATTTGATATAAATCAAAAAAAGGTATGATAAAGTAAATAAATGGTTTAAAATCAGAATTATTTGTAAAAAGAGAGATAAATATTAGTGTATAGTGAAAAAATAATAGTGAATTAAAAAAAGTGTAAATTATGAAAAAGATTATTTTATTTGCTGCATTCTTGTTTACAATGAATGCCAGCGTTAACGCAGAGAATGATGCAGTTAACAACGTTGAGGCTTATAGTATTAATACTAACATCAACAGCTTGGTGAGATACCTTAACCTTTCTTCTGACCAGATTGAGTCTGTAGAGAACATTCAGAAGATATTTGAGGAAAATCTTAGATATGCTTCTTTCGTTACTAATGACGAAAGTCGTAGTAAGATGGTAAGCAACTCTATTGAGTTTAGCGCTAAGAATATGAGCTACATACTTAATGGAGAGCAGTATAAGAAGTATTTGGCCGTACTTAATGCTACCATTAATAATAGGCATATTAAATAGTGATTAATTATTAAAGTGTATTTAAAGTGTTATGAAAAAAGTTTTTGGATTTATAAAGCATATAACAACATATTGTTTTGAGGCGGTTGCCAAAGCATATAGCAATGAATATTATATGTATGGCAGTAAATATTAAAAATTACTGGTGAACGTACATTTTTTATGGATAAAATAGGGTTGGACTTGAAAAAAAAGTCTGACCCTATTTTCTTTTTTAACATTTTTTTTGTATATTTGTAAAAAAATTATAATAACTATGATTGAAATTAATAAGTGCATTGCAGAGGCAATGAAGGCAAAAGACAGAGAGAAACTTGGAACATTAAAGTTAATAAAGGCTGAACTTGTAAAGGCTGAGAAAGATGGTGTAGTGTTGGATGAGGCTAAAGAGGCCAAGATATTAATGAAAATGATTGACCAGCGGAAAGAGTCTATTGCTCAGTATATTAAGGGCGGAAGGAGCGACCTTGCAGAATCTGAGCAAAAGGAAATTGATGTAATTAAGCAATACATACCAGAGCAGCCTTCAGATGAAGAGATTGAGCAGTATACGAAAGATGCCATAAATGCTTATATTGAGCAAATTGGTAGTACATATACGGTATCAATGAAAGATATGAAAGCAATATTATCACTTGTTCAGGAGAAATACCCTATGGCTAATGGTAAAATAGTGTCTAACGTATTAAAGAATAGAATAAATGGATAATAAAGTAATTAAAAGCGTTAATTATAATCAGCATGCTATCATCCGTGATATAATGGAGTTGCATAACAATGGAGAGCCGTTTGATGTTGACCCGACTTATAGCATTGGTAATTTCTATGGCAAGTTCAAGGATGTTAGTGGAGAATTTGAAATACCTCAGCCAAAGTATAAGTTTGATGTTGACCCACAGGTTGAAGGGGTTGAGAAACTTGACCCTTGGGGAAAGTGGCCATTGGAAGATGAAAGTGTCAATTCCATATTATTCGACCCACCATTTGTTATTGGTCCTAGAGATTGTGCTTCAATGTTTAATGGCAAAAAGGATAGCAATATTATAGGAAAACGGTTTTCATCATATTATCCTGTTGCTGAGCTATTAAGTTCATATAAGCACCATTTGGAAGAGGCTTATAGGGTTTTGAAGGATGACGGTATAATAGTATTCAAATGCCAAGATACGACAACTGGAGGCAAAGAACTGAGAAGTTCTGGTTGGGTTTGGCTATGTGCATCTGCATTGGGTTTTGAGGTACTTGATAAGTTTGTTTTGGTTACTAAGCAAAGACTTATATCAGGAAAGGTTAAAAAGCAACAACACGCAAGAAAATATGATAGTTATTTCTACGTGCTGAAAAAGAATAGCAAGAAGAACATAAGGTATTTTGACTTTATGGAAGAAAAAGAGCTTAACGATTTTATTGA